CGCTGCGGGCGAAGCTGGGCCTCAAGACCGACGCGCATCTGGCCAAAGTGCTCCGGTTGCCAACCGCTGAGGTTGAGGCGTGGCCCGAAGAGCTGAGCGTCCCGGCCTTGCCGCAGGTGCTGCGGCTGCTTGGTGTGCAGGAGCAGCCGGCGCCGGCCGCTTCGGCGCCGGACGACCCGGACGCCGACCGTATCGACCTCGGCGTCCACGCCGCCTGATTGGCCGTCCCTGGCCATCGTCCCTGAATTGAATTCGTCCATGACGCAGATCGTGTGCCATGACGGGCCAGCTCGAAACCTTGAAACACCCGTCATCCCAAGGTGAACCATGACCTGCCGTACTTCCTCGATTAACTGGCTCGACTGCCTCTACAACGCCGTGCGCAAGACGCCGGGCGGGGTGATCGAGGCAGCCAAGTGGCTGACCGACCGCCGCGGCAAGTCCATGCACCCGGAGACGCTGCGAGCGAAGCTCAACGGCACGGAGGGTGAGTCGGTGACCATCGAAATTGCCGAGCTGCTGACCGAGTGGATGCAGCAGAAGGCCGGCGGCAGTGAGTACGCACTTGAGTGGATGCAGGCACTGGCCGGGCAGTTCGGCATGGCCGTTGACCTGGTGCCGCCGGCGCCGGAAGGCGGCTGGCCCGACGAGATCGCCGCGGTGCAGCTGAAACTGTTGGAGATCACCACGCGAGTCGGCCGCCTCACCGGCACCGCCGTTGATGCGATTGGTGATCGGCATATCGACAGCGACGAGGCCGCGCTGATGGTGAGCGAGGCTCGCGCGCTGCGGACGATGGCGCACCGCCTGGAGCGCAATGTGGCGCGCGCTGCCGGCAAGGGGAGGGCGTCCCGATGAATCATCCGGCACGTGCATGCGACCCCGACACCAGCCACGAGGCTGCTCGCCACATTGTTGCGAGCGGTGTGCAGCTCGATCAGCAGGCTGTTGCCCTTACCGCGGTCAAGCAAGCGCCTGGGCTCACCAGTAACGAGCTGGCCCAGCGGACCGTGCTCGATCGCTACATGCTCGCCCGCCGCCTCCCCGAGCTGGAAGAAGCCGGGCTGGTGTGGCGAGGCCCGAAGAAGCCGTGCGAGGTAAGTGGCCGCAGCGCATGCACCTGGTGTCCAGTAGCCCTCGGCCAGAACTTCGTGCTGGCGGTCTGACATGAGCTTTGAAGCGTTCGCATGGGCTGCTCGCCAGCGCGTCACCAGCACACAGAAGCTGGTGCTGCTGATGTTGGCCGAGCGCCACA